TTCAACATTGTTTGATCTACCAACACAACTTGAATCTCAAAACATGGCAATTAACAAAGTTCCCCAACAACACACAACATCTGCATAAATTGCTTGAGCCTAATATTCATGCTGTTTAAGACTTACTACGTAAGTCTGTTAATTTCGCTTGCGCTCATTAACTGATTGTTTCTCTAACTATTTGTTTTAAGTATCATCCAGATTAATTGGTCATAATTCACCGTATGCACGGTGAATTGAAAATGCATCATCCGAGTAGCACAGTCATCTATTCTAATGAGATTGCAGTTTCCTGCACGGAGGCGGTTGACCGGTACCCCCTACTCAAACTTCACATATCAACGGAACCCTAGTAATCCGGAATAGACCCAAATCCTACGAGCACGGGTTGTATCTTTTTCATCAGAGCCCGAACCATTTGTTGCCTTAAGTTAGCAATTGCCTTTGACGCCCAAGTCCAAATATGGTATCGCACATATCCTCAATGGGGCTGAGCCATAGCACTCAGCACAGTGTCGTGATCGCTGCCTGTTAAATTTTGTTTAGTATATGCGAGCCATGCACCCTAACCTGGATGTGGCCGTTATAATAATCTCGTGATTCTAATACTTGTCTTGCGAATTGTTCTCTTGCCTCAATGTAACTACATTCTGATTTGGAGTTGCAATAATAAAGTATTTCTCTGGTGAAGTTTTCGGTGCCTAGTGTGATTACGTCTGCGGTTAATTCTGGGCTTGACCCATAGTACTCTCTCCAATCACTGTCAATCTTGGAGCGTATCTTCTTGCGCTTTTTTGTGCCGTTTTTTTGTTTTACAGTCTTGTATGTTGTCTTTGCGAATTTTGCTAATTTTTTGCCTATGTACTTGCGTCCAGTGAGATTATTTGTGATTAAGTAAACAAATCCAACACATTCTTCGGGCAACGTCTCAATTGGGGTATCTTGATATAGCCATGTCATGTGTTGTATGCGATTTGTCCTTGCGTTATAGTTATGCCTGTTAGTTGATTGATTAAAAATATGTCTACAGTATGAAATTATGCAAGATCTACGTCAGTATTGTAACTAGTAAACCCGTTCTCTTTTATTACTTTGAGTATGTTTTCCACACGCCCAGCAAGTTCGTCTCTATGACTCACAAGCCAGATTGATTTGTGCCGTTCCCTGCTCATCTTCTTGAGCAAAGCCAATGCGTTCTCTACACCTTGTGTGTCCAGGCCGTTGTCAATCAACTCGTCAATGAACAACAAGTTGATAGGCGAATATAAACTTTCCCATACATCACGGAAAGCCCAACTCATGCTCAAGATCAATCGGTTACGTTCGCCACGACTCAAGTTGTCAAAGTCCAGTTCACGACCCAGTTCCTCAATGCTCACAGTTAAATCGTTTTGGAACTTCACAGTATGTGGCAGGCCAATGCGATCCAAGTAATGTGTAAGTCGGGTATTTAAGTAACTCAAGTTCTGATCAATGATCTTCTTGCGTACAAAACTGTCTTTGCTTGTTAACAGTTTGAGCAAGAACTCCTGATGATCCTGCAACCGAGTAAGTTCGTTCAGCGCATCGTATGTTACAACTTGTAAGGCCTGCCCTTGCATGTCTGTGATCTGTTCTTCGTAAGGATCTACATCTGCAGATCGTGTGGCCAAATCTTTACGTAAGGTTTCCACAGTATTACGATGGTTCAGTGCTTGTTCTAATGTGTCATAAAACACTGTGGGTGCAGTATCCAACACGCCAATCTGGACAACAGTATCTTCATGCTCTTGACGTTGTGTGTCATTGGCCAAGAGTTGTAGTGCTGTTTCTTGTACCAAGGCCTGTTTGGCCTGTTTCAATTCATCCTGTTTGTCATCATGCAAGTCTTGCCCGCATGAGTGACACCGGTGAGCATCCAAGGCCTCAATCTCTGTCTTGAGTTTGTCTAATAACTTGTTTAGTTTAACATCGTCTGCCGCAATTTGTCGAATGTATCGCGTGGCATCGTCTATGGCCTTTTTCTTAACATGGAATTCTTCTAAATCTCTATGTGCTTGTACTTCGGCATCAATGTCTATGTGTTCAAGATCTGCAATGGCCTGCTCTAGTTTTCCCACATCCTCGTCACGTCGGGCAATCCACAGTCGTTGACGTTTACGCAAACTTTCAATTTGTTCTTCAATACGTTTGTTGGCTTCTTGCACAGCACGTATACGGAATTCTTCTGCTTGTATAGCATCTTTAGTCTGTCTATTAAGTTCTTTGATTGCATCAGCACGTTCTGATAACAACGTGATGCCCAACAACTGCTCAATAATAGTTCTTTGGTCGTTGGCTTTTAAACTTAGGAAGGGTTCGGTATAGGTGTTCAAGGCCAACACATGTTTGAACATGTCATGACTCATGTTCATCACACGCTCAATAGCGTCTTGTGTTTCACGACTGTCGCCTTGTGCTTCGTCTTCGGCAGCCTTGTGTTCGTTGTTGACATAAAACTTGAGTACGTTGGGCTTGCGACCGCGTTCAATTCTATATTCTTGTCCGTTGACACTAAAGTCCAAACTCACCAGCATGGTCTTGCCATTGGTTTTGTTTACTAGATTGTCTTTGCGAATATTACTAAGTGCCTGCCCATACAGGGCATAACTCAGAGCATTGATGATTGTGGTCTTGCCTGTGCCGTTGCGACTACCATCGCCACCTAGATCCAAGTTCTCGCCCAAGACTAGAGTGAGGTCGCTACGATCAAAGTCAATACCCTGTGTGGCCGCACCCACACTCATGAAGTTTTTCACGGTTAAATTTTTAATCTGGATCATAGAGTCTGATATATTTTCAACAGTAGTTTGTTATCGTAAAATTCTGATTCAATGTTGGTAATTTGATCTGTGACAATTTGATCCACAGATTCAAACTTGACTTCACCGGGAGCCATGTCAGTGTCTACTGAACTATTTTTGTTGGGTATCAAGGCCATCTCTCTCAGGCCATAGTCTCGGATATAAGTTTCTTTGATGAAGTTAGCTTCTTCGTAACTAATCTCAATGTCCAACTGCACCCGAACATGCATGTCTTTTGCAAGCAAGGTGGGTGCGTTGTCGATGATACTGGCTAGGCCTAGCACACGATATCTAGGTTGATCAGGCCAGGCATGATACACAGGATCCTGCCCCCACTCAATGATGGTTAGGCCACGATCGTCATCTCCAGCATCTGCATAGTTGTGCGGAAAGCAATTGCCAATGTAGGTAATGTTCTTTTTGGTCTGACGCTTGTGAAAGTGTCCAGTAAACACATGCTCAAAGTTGTTGAAGTCTTCTCTACGTACCTCGCCGTGATCTGGCATCTCTACCATGGCGTTCATCAAGTAGCCGGGCAGTTCAAAGTGCCCAAACATATATTTGCCCTTTAGTTTTGGAATGCGTTTGTGATCATCGGCTACAAGCCAAGGAGCAATGACAACGTCGCCACTGCTAAACCAATCGTTACATATCTGTACACGGGGGAGATGTTTTGCCCATTCCACACTTTGTATGTCGCGCTTATCTCGATAATACAAATCATGATTACCAGGAATGAAATACACGTTTTCAAAGTTGTCATTCATGTGCTCCAGTGCCCTGAGGCTGTAGTTCAGGGTAACAATGTTTAGACTGGCACGGTTATTGTGCCAGTCACCTAGAAACAAACAAGTTTCACAGCCTTCTGATTTGGCTTTGGCAGTTGCCCACTTTACAAAGTTCAAGCAGTCCTCATTGTGTTGAGTGCTGTTGCTTTTCAAGCCAAAGTGAATGTCCGTGAACACGGCCGCTTTTTTAAATAGGTTCATAATTGATTATAACATATAACCCATGGCAGTTGCAATCTCTGGATGAGTCAGATTGAACGATTCAGAGCGAATCAAATCTAATTTTTTCATCTCTTCACAAAATTTTCGGCCATCTGATGGTATAACTTTTTTAATCGTTTGAATAATTGGAGCAAGTTTTAATTGATCTGGTTCGGGTAAATTTGCTGACAGTAATTTTTCTAAAACTAGTTTTTTAGCATCGGGTGTCAGCATGTTTAAAGAAAGCCACCCTGGGAACTCTAGCCAGTTATAATGGTAGTGACTGACACCTTTGTTTGTTAGCCAGGTAACTAATTCAGGCAAATAGTATACATTTTGTACAGTTACGGTGATGTTTGCTCCTATTTGCATTACTGAACAAGAATTTTTACGTGCGATAAATTTTTCAATATTGCGCTCGACCTCATCCCAGTTGGAACCTGATCTTTCGTACTCAAATCTTTTTCCCAAATTGTCAATACTCAATGTAATAGACAACCGTTTGAACAGATGTGATTGATCAAACACATCCGGATATTGAGTTCCGTTAGTAATAAATTCAAATATGCAATCTTGACTGTGTCCTGCATCTATCAAGTACTGCATGAAGTCTAAGTTTTCCTGCATCATCAATGGCTCGCCACCTAAAAATTCAAAATTTTTAATTCTTGGAACTAATTTTTTTAGGTTGCTATAAAATTCCTTGCTGTAGTTTTTCCAACTGTTAGAGAATGCGGCATATACTGGATCTTGTTTTTTATTTTTAAATGTACTAAATTTTATTTTTTCTGCCGCAATGCTAGAACTGTATTCTTCACTGCACATTCTGCATTTAAGATTACATAGATTGCCTAGATGACCACCAATCCATCCTAATGAGTCAATAGTATCAGATTCCCAATCGATGTTGCCGTATATGTTTTCTAATTTATATGGAGCCAAATTTCTTTTGCTGACTCCTCCTAGTGATTCTATTTTTGAACATCGGTTACAGGCATCTGGTGTTGTTCCTTGTCTAAATTGTTGCCTTACTTTTTTTACATACTCACTGTCGGTTATAATTTCAATTGATGTATTTTTAATATTGTATGGAATACCTTGCTCATCTTTGATTTGATCATGATACAGGCAACAAAATCTTGTGGTGCCGTCAGGATTGACATGTAGCCCAGCCCAAGCATGCGCACACATTTTATTGTCAGTATTGAATAGCGGTTTTATTTCTGCAACACTGTGTGGCACATGATCAGTTTGCTCGGGCGACTGAATCACCGTGATTGGCTCTGGTAATGACTTAAAGTATGTGGCAGTTGATTCTTGATTAGTGACTACTAGTATAAAGTACGGAGAAATATCAATGTAATTTAATGTTGCAATCACGTGATCCAAAGTTTTTTGATCAACTGGCACAGAGTTAACAAAAACAAATCGTTGCTGACCGCTGTAGACTGGCTGATACAAAGGTATTAATTTTTTGTACAGGAAAGAACTACTCAATTGCTCAAGTTCTTCTATAGAAACCACACACTCGATTTGGTACTGATCGTGCAATTGATCAGTGATCGATTTAAAATTAACAGGATGAGTCATTGGTCTATGATACTACTCATCGAGGCTGGACACGACCGGTCCGGACATGGCAGCCATGCTGTGTTTGCCCGAGTTCTGACGTGTCCATGAAGGATTGAGTCCGTTCATTTCCAGTATGTCATCACGGATGTTTTGATTTTTCTTTTCAATGTTCAAGATACGAGTGAAACTATTAGTGATAGCGGCAGTATAATACGCAAAAGGGTTCTGCGATTTTGATTCATCGAACTGGAGTCCGATTTGACTAAGTTGTAGCAAAGCTTGTCCTCGCATTTCTTCATTGTATGTGTATCCACGCCAGTTACTCCTTGTAGCATATCTTTCGCATAATTTCATAAACATCAGGGCCAGTTTCTTGGTCATGTCGCCGTGATCTTTGGAAAACTCTCCAGTGGCCAAATCGCCTTTCCAGTGCGAGCGTCCCACGATGAATGGTTTCTTTTCATCATCTAATCGAAAATGTTCAAACGGTGGAAAGTTCACACGCACATGATTCATGTCTAGTACAGGCACATCCACAATGTCGGCTAGCGGATCTTCTTCTGTGGCATCGTCCAAATCTAGTATATCTTCTAGTTTACGACGTTTGGCTTCGGCTTTGGTAATCTTCTTTGGTGCCTTGGGTATGTGATCCCAGCAAGTGATACGGAACACAACGTCTGTATTGGGTATCTTTTTAGGGTCTACAATAGTGCCTTCGCGCTTTAAACGGTCTGCTCGGTTACGCCTTGCTTCTGCAATAGTACGCTGATTGATCTTGTCTATTGACGGCAAAATAATATCAAATTGATGATCCATTGCTCGATCCTGGAACCAGCAGTAGTTGTTTTTACTGAGGTGAATTTCTTTTAAAATATCCCTGTTGTTGAGATAATTGACACGGGGTGCCGCTTTTGGTAGTAAAGTCATGTGTGACTAGGTCTCCTAATATGTACTTATTGTAGCACATTTACAACAGTTGTCAACCTGTTTCTTAAAATATGCCGTTTTAGAAATGGGTAAATAAGTGATAGGAATAACAAAATGGCAGACCCAACAGGATCAGGTAGCAACGGTGGCACAACTACAGTGGTCTCGAACCCACCCAATGCTCCTACGACCAACACAGTACCCAACACCACAACAGATACAAAAACGACTGAATTCCAAACATCGGCCCCACAGTCATCGACCAGTACAAGTCCACCTATCGCTGTGTCTTATCCCGGCGGAACATACTTGTTCAACAGCCAGGCCGAACTTGATGCATACTCACAAAACCCCAATGACTACGCCAGTTCCTTTGTGGGCAGTGGGTATACTGTAACCAAAATAGCACTGCCACAAACAAAAGTCGTAGTTGATACAAACAATGGTGGTGAAGGATTTGGACTAGGTACATCTGACGGCAATGGTGGCTTTGTCAACGCACAAGGTGACCCAGTTGATGCAAACGGCACACCTGTGGCAGGTGTCCCACCCACAACATATTCTAGTCCAGTGAACGATGCTTACTATGGATTAACACCAACACAATTGCAAGATCTTGGCGGAGCAGATCCTACAGACCCTTATATCCGCGCCAGACTAGGCATACCACAACTGCCTGGATCCACGCTCAATGCCACCAGTGGATTTGGGTTCGGCAATCTTACCACCAACCTGCCCAGTATAGATGGCGCACTGGGCACAATCAAAGGTTTGTTTGGTGGATTGTTAGGTGGCGGAGCCGGTGGTGGATCAGGCTTGAGTTCGCTGTTTACTAATTTTGCTTCCACAGTGGGGGGCTTGATTGGAGGCAAACCCACCGCTAGTACAACGGCTGCCACCACTGGATCAGGCACAGCAGCCTTGGTGGCACCTGTTGATCCAACTACCTTGGAAGGCTTTGGAGTTCAGGCGCCAGTTGATCCAACCACACTAGAAGGCTATGGAATTCAAGCCACAGTTGATCCTACCACTTTGGAAGGATATGGAGTCCAAGCACCAGTTGATCCAACCACACTGGAAGGTTATGGAGTTCAAGCCACTGTGGATCCAACCACGCTGGAAGGTTTTGGATTACCAGTTGACCCCGCTGAAGATCCATTTGAAGCCGCAAGATTAGAAGCAGAACAAAATCTAGCCAACCAAGAACCTGCTGATACCAATCTAGATGTTGATCCACTGACTGACGATGAACTTGCAGTACAAGAAGCGTATCAGCAAGATCAAAGAAATCAATTGGCATCAGAAAATTTTGTTGAATATCCTCCACCAGTTGATGCAAACAACAGCGGTGAGGGTTTTGGCAATGTGTATCCAGATGGCTTTGGTGGATTTGTCAACGGAGATGGTCAGCCTGTTGATGCTAATGGATCATTAATACCCACTGGAGACAACGTGACTCAATCGGCTGGACTGGTTGATCCAGGCACTGGTGGTGAGGGATTCTCACTTACCCCAGATGGCAATGGTGGATACACAGATGCAGCCGGAAATCCAGTTGATCAGTACGGCATGCCTATTGAGGCTGTACCGCCCACAACATATCCACCAGCTGACGTTGCAATCGAAGGAGTTGGTGTACAAGAAAATGGTGCTACTGTAGATCTTGGCCAAGGCGCCAACAATGCTGTGGCTGAGGAAGCGGCACAAACTGCCGCAATGCGAACATCGGCACAAAAACAAGCCACCATTCAAGCACGTTACAAACAACCAGGCAACACCGACTGGCGTGTGAGATTGAGTCTTGGTCCAAAAGCAAATTATCTTTACAATGCCGAGGATCCGGGAATACTGGCACCGTTGCGAGCCGGATCGGGCACAGATGGTGTGATATTCCCCTACACACCAAGTATTACCACAACCTATTCAGCCAACTATGAGCAGTATGACCTAGTGCATTCAAACTATCGCGGACTGTTTTACAAGAACTCTAGAGTGGGAGACATTCAAATACGTGGCATATTCACAGCACAAAATACCACAGAAGCCAACTACCTGCTGGCGGTGATACATTTCTTTAGATCAGCAACCAAAATGTTTTACGGACAAGATCCACAGCGTGGTACACCTCCTCCCATATGTTTGTTAAACGGTCTTGGCGGCTACCAATTTAGTGATCATCCAGTGGTGATAAGTTCGTTTAATTACACCTTGCCCAACGATGTGGACTACATAAGAACAACCAACCCCAACAACTTTGGCCTGAATTTAACCAATCGCTACAACCCATCTGGGGCCAGTTTGCCGGCAGGTGGATCGCTAGCCGGATTGACTAGATTGACAAATGCCTTGTTGCCAATAGGCGCACGAACCCTGCCTCCGGCACCCAACT